GCATTTCCTGGGCCTTGTCGGTCTTTTTGTCGTTTTTCTCAAACATGGTATAACAATCTCCTTTCGGTTATTTTCGCCGGAAGTCTCCGGCGTTTGGGCACGTTTTCCAATGTGGGACAAAAGCGACGGGGAGGTCATGGGACTCCTCCTCCGGGAGAGCCCGCCGCCCGAGGATAACCTCGCCCTCGTCTGTGACAAAGCGATCTTTTCCCGCTCCCTCAATGATGAACACAGGTTCAGGGTCAACGGGCATTGACTTTCCCTTCGTAGTGGTAATCCAGTCAATAGAGGCCCCACAGCCTCGACAAATGCTCATTTCTTTTCCCCCTTATTTCTCTTGACCGGGACAAGTGCGACGGTGAGGTCGCAATATTCCTCGAACGGGTCGGGGGCTATTCGTCCGATAATTTCTTCCCCTTCTCCTTTGGTGAAAAAATGGTCTGTTCCCCCTCCTTCCGCAATAAATACGGGCTCCGAGTAGACCTCAACGCTTTCTCCCTTCGTGGTTGTGATCCAGTGGGTCGGGTCTCCCTCCTTTGGAATTTTCCTTTTCCATCGGCTCATTTTTCTGCCTCCTTACCCTGTCTCTCTGAGATCAATTTCGGGCACCATGCGGGAATAAACGGAATGGGGCGGACGGTTCCCATCATGTACCCCTTACGTGGGCCCGGGTGGCCGCAACGGTAACATGACGCCCCGGTGCTCCGCTCTTCATAGCAGAGAGCCTCACAGTCTTTACAGGTTCGGGAGAAGTCGGGGGAGGGGTTCATGTTGCCGCCTCCCTCCCGATGGTGATTATCAGGACGGGGGTTGTTGCCCACGGGTAGCCGTCAGAGTCGACGGTGATTTTCTCAACTGGGCAGCCGCCGCAAACCTCCACACACCGGGCGGCTCCGATCTCCCAGGCGGGCCCGGTGGCGACCGCCTCGTAGCAGTTCGCCCCCATGTGGTGGATTATCAGGACTTGAGCCTCCGGGTCTACGGCGGTAAGGAGGGCGGAGAGAGTGATTTCCCGCTTGTTGGGGCTTGCCGGGCTTTTCGGGGTGTTTGGCAT